GCCGAACGCGATTAAAATTTCCCTATCATTGGCTGGCATTGGTTTCTCCTATCGTTCGTCAACTGTGATATCGATTTGCAAAAACTCAGTTCCTTCCTCGTCGGGCGTCGGCTCCGTGAAGGTAAACGCGGCGGGACATACATCGTCGTTGAAGCAGTCGTTCTCAAACGTAATCGTGCGGCCCGTGGGGATGCCGTTCACGATGAGGTCAAGCAAGTCCTCGTAGGTGTGTCCCGCCTTGGGGCGCGCGTAGATGCTCAGCGTGTGCGAATGGCCCATTCCCTCGGCGGCTTGCCCCGGATAGCGATAGCGCACCATGAGGCGCGGGGACTTGAGGTTTCTTAGGGCCGAATCGAAATTGTCCCCGATGGGGTACTCGTTCACATGGGCGAAGATATTCTCCGGGTCGCCGTCCATCGCCTGCACGAGATCGGGCATGGAGCGGAGGTACGTAACGAGATCGTCCCTGAGGTCGGAGGGTTTAAGCATTGGGCTTTTTCGCGTAGACCTTTACGAGGCCGTTTTTGATTTTGGTGAAGGCGCGACCGGCTGCGTCCTTGATGGCGCGTTGATCGGTCGGCGACAGCATGAGCATTTCCGCATTGCCGCGCGCCTTCATGCGCCCCGGTGCCGTAGACGGTTCCACGATGTAGGCGCGATTCTCGCTCACCTTCCGCACAAGGATCTGGTCCATCAAGTGGCCGACGTTCTTCAACTTGTTCTTGCGTTTGGCCTCTCTGCCGCGATACTTCGCTATGGCATCCGTGTACATCTTGCCGGTGCCGCGCAAGTCCTTCACGTTGCGGAGGCCGTTACGGGATTTGATCTTGGCCCACGATTTGCTCTTGAGCTTCGCGGGCTTGTCCTCGGCATCAAGGGCCTTCTTGGTTCTGGCCTTGATGGAGTTCAGGCCCGCATTTCCGACCGCCAGCATTTGCCGCTGCGAGAAGTTGAGCTTGCCAAGTTGCAGCTTCTTCTTGACGTAGATGTTGACCGGCTTACTCATCCAATGCCCTATCGAATCTGCACAGCATGAGCATTCCGCCTGAATCGTCGCGGTCGATATCGGAGATCTTGTAGGCGGTCGTCGCCGTCAGCACTTCATCACCCTTCGCGGGTAGCGTCGTGAAATCGGCGACGTTTACCCATAGGCGAAGGTACGAACTGAGATCCCCAGGGGGAACCCCCTCAAGCGCGTCAAAAGCGGTATTGATGGCCTGAAAGGGTTCCGTTGCTGGGGAGGCATCCAGCAAGTCGATGTTACGCACGAGGGAAAAGGACTCCCCGAACGTAGCAAGGAAAACCGGATTGTGGGCGGCGAAGTCGAACATCTACTTGATGAGAACCTTGATGGTGCTAGTCGCGCCGGAATCAACGGCTTCGAGCGCATAACCAAAGGCAACCCCGCTGTTGTCGAGGTTGAGGACTGGGGTTGCAGTGCTCTTGTAATAGATGAGCGCGCCAGCAGTGATAGCCGCGTTGGCGCTGCCGTTGTGGCCCTTCACGCTGAGTTTGAAAATGCCACTGGTGCAGACAGTGGTATCCGTAGAAGCGTTGCCGCCGTCGCCCTCATCCGTGACGGCCACGCCGGGGATCGCTCCGAAAATAACGGGGTCGCCGGAATTGGGGGCGGAGGGGTGAGTGCAGGCGACATTCAAAAACTTGCCTTCGGAAATGTAGTTCTTCATACGATGTCTCCATAAACAGGAACGGCCCCCAATCGGGAGCCGCCCCTGTCAATGATTATTGGGAAAAGTTAGGAGCCGTAGTTCTAGGAGCCGTGGTTCATCGCAGCGCCGCGATAGTCCACCACGCCCGCGCCGAAGTCCTCACGCACCTTGATTTCCATGCCGTCCACGTCGAAGCCCATGCGGGTCTCGGTCGTGGGGCCACTCTGACCGGCGAGGTAGGAGTACACCAGCACGGTGCCGTTCGCGCTCATGGGATCGGCGAACAGATACCAGTAGGCGGTGATGCTGTTGGCATCGAGCCGGGGTTCCACCAGCGGGATCAACTGGCCCGCGTAGGGGTTCACCTTCGCCGCCTCGGTAACGGCGGGGGTACTGGAGGTGTACTGCACGGCCAACGTCGCCTGGGCGGCTGGGACCAGCAGGTACTTCGGCATGAGCGAGAGGGGCTTCCCGCCGGGGCTGGTCTGCGTCATCATCTTGAGCGCGGTGGCCGCAAGCGAAGACACGGAGATCGCCGCACCTGAACCGGAGGCGACATAGTTCTTGTGGGTACTCGCATCGAACAGTTTCACGCCGTCTGCCATGTTTCCGTTGGCGACGATGAGCCCGATCACGATATCGGCCTCGTTCGCGGCCACTTCCTGCCCGAGCATGAAGGGAATCCGTGTGAACGCCCCGAGATCGTCGTTGATAACGGCGGTACGGGTCACGGCGATGATCTGACCGTAAGGGGCGATCTTCCACGACTCGCGCCCTTCCGTCAGATACCCACGGGCATATTCCCCGGACTCGGGGACTTTCCCGAGGCGGACGCTGGAATCGAGCGTGAGTTCATACTGCGACTTGAAGTCACGGGCCGATCTCTGCGCGGCGATGAGCTTCCACGGGCTCGGGGCCAATTCGTACCCGGCGCGCAGGGTCTTGTTCGCGGAGTCGGCCAGGATGTACGGGAAGTCGCTGGTGGACTGGAACGCGAGGGACACGATCTCGCTCTGGTTCTTCGATTGCCAGCGGATGCCGCGCGCGGTCAGGCACTCCTTGGCGCAGTCGAGCAGGGACAGGCCCATGTAGGGGCGGCTGCCTTCCCACAGTTTGGCCTTTTTGTTCTTGTCGAAGACGAACTCCGTGTTCTTCTCGTCGAAGGCGAACGCCCCCTCCTCGAAGCGGTTCAGCATCGCGCCGACCATTCCGCGCCGCCGGTTGTCGGCCTCGTCAGTCAGAACTTCGGCGGGGGAGTGTCCGTCAGTGGGGGGAGTGGGAGGGATACTAAGCTCCTCGGCCTTCTTGTCAATGGCGAGCTTGTTGAAGGTGTCGGCGTCCGTGCCCTTCTCGATGTGAATGCTTCCGAAGGACTGCGGCAACCCAAGTGCCTTCAGAGTGGCGTTGATCGCCTGCACGCGGGCGCGCTCCTTCGCAATCCCGGCTTCGATGATGCGCTTCCGTTCGGCCTCGGCGGCCTCGGCGGCGAGTTTCTCTTCCTCTTCCTTCCTGGTGCGGGCTTCCTGTCCCGCCAGAGCGGTATCTTCCTTCATAGTGGTCTCCAAGCGGGCCGAAGCCCCGGTGAAGGAAACCGAGACGATCTCGGCTTCCGTGAATCGTTCCTTGTCTTCGAGATTGGCCGACATCCCGGCCCTGGGGTCTGCGCCGATGGGCACAAGGGAAACTTCCATCGGCTCCCAATCTGTGGCGAGATAGGCGCGCTCAAGGACGTTGCCTTCCTTGTCCTTCTTGCTAACGTCCTGCAACTTGTGAATGTGCGCGCCAACACTGGCGTTGCGGATGATGCCCGCCCGAACGTCCTCCCAGAACGGGGTGACTTCGGCGCGGGGACTCATGCGGGCAATGGCGTTGCCGTCAGTGTCGGCGGATTCGACGATGCCGATAACGTTCGAGAGGTCGAAACTCGAATGCGAGTTGAGGAGCGGAGCCTTGCCGGATTGCAGGCGGCCCATGCGGATGTGCCTAGGCTCCATCGACAGCGTGAGCTTGTACGATCCCTCATCCCATGAGTATCGCGGGACGGTCGCGCCCGTGTACCACTTGAGTTTGAAGCGCCGATCCTCTTCGGACTCAGCCGCAAGGATCTCAGCCCCAAGCATCTGCATTGGAACTTTAATTTTCGCCATTGACTTCTCCTTCTGCCTCTCGCTTTGCGGGGACGCTCTCTGTCACCTGTTGCCCCGCAGATGTTCTCTTGCGCGGGTCACAATCGAATACCACCCCCGCAGCATCAATGCGCTTATTCCATTCCGCAATTTCTCCGAGTTGCTCTTCGGGGTCGTACCCCTCTTCGCCGATTGCTTGTGCCCACGTCTTGATGCCAGAACGAATTTTGGCAACGAAGGCGCGCGCGTCCTTCTCGGGGTCTACACTGGCGAATCCCGGCATTGACCACTCGACGCCGTAGTCGATGTCCGGGCCAAAGCCAGATGCAACGGCGTAATTCACAAACCACTTGTAGACGGGATCAAGGAACATGGGAACGAGACAAAGCCATCTGAACTGATCCATCTTCGTTCTGAACGAAAGGTGCCCGGCGCGATAGGATGAATAGTTCACGTTGGACAGGTCGCCCGTAAGCTGCTCGTAGGTGACGCCGATACCGGATGCAATGCGACACTGGAGATCCCGCATAAACTCACGGTATCCGTCACCCTGTCCTGCCGGCGCGCCGAACTTGATGTCCTCGCCGGGGCGCAAGTACCGGATCATTCCCGGTTCCATGCTCTCCTCAAGTTGGCCGTCGCTATTGGTTGCGGTACTTCCGACCGGGTTGATGTCCGGGCCTTCGTTCTGCACGACAATTGCCGAGAAACACGCCTCGATCTTCTTCTTGACGATGGCGGCCTCGAAATACTCGTCCTGATCCCTGAGCGAAATCATGACGGGCGCAAGCCATGGCACTCCGCGCACCTGTGTTCTGCGCTTGCGGTAGACATGGAGGACGCCCTCGGCGGGGACGCGGTAGCTCTGCGAGGTGAATCTCCTGAACGAGTCGTTGTCGCCGGGGTGGTCGCCAAAGAGCCAGTAGGCTACGCGCCGCCCGATGGGGTCGAACTCCACGCCCTGAATGACGCGGTTGGCGCCGTTCTTGCCCGTCTTGTTGTGGTCGAGGTAGTCGGGCTCCAAGACCTGAATCTGCATCGGAATCCGCAAGCCGTCATCGCTCTTGCGGGGGCGTATGCGAATGAGGCACTCGCCCGACTCGATTACGGTGCGGGTGACAAGATCTTGCAGGCCGTAGAAGTCCTGCTGCCCGTAGGCGTCGCACTCATTGATCCAAATCTTCCACGCCTCGGCGAGCTTAGTGTTCTTCGGCTGCGCCGTGATGCCAGTCCCCACGCACTGAGCCGCAAGCTCATCTACTGCCGCCGCCGCATATGGATTATTGCGGACAAGATCCCTGCTCCGGTCGCGCAGGGTAACAAGATCGGGGCCGATCTCTGCATCGGCACTCGTCCCCGCCGTAGTCCATCCGCCGGTGCGCCTGTCGCGCCTTGCGCCCTCATACGAGAACAGCACGTTGGCGGCGATGCGGTTGCGGATGCGCTTCGCGCCC